GATCACATGGCTGATCGTATTGTAGCTGAACGTAACCAAGGTGGTGATATGGTACGCCATACACTACACACAGAGGATGAAACAGTTCCTGTAAAGCTCGTACATGCTTCTCGAGGGAAGATGGCACGGGCTGAACCTGTATCTGCACTATACGAACAAGACAAGGTTCGGCATGTACGGGGATTAAATGATTTAGAAGATCAGATGGTACAGTGGGAACCTTTAGGGTCGATAGGCTCACCAGACCGTCTTGATGCTTTAGTTTGGGCTTTAACCGACCTCTCACTTAACGGATACGCAAAACCACAATTAAAATTAGCGTACTCCAGTGCCAAGGGTTTAATGTAATAAGATGGCAAAGAAACTTTCAGAGACAGAAGCAACCCAGATACTAGGGATTGCTGGAGATAATACACAAAACGGTCAAATCCGTGCTGACGAGTTTCTGCCTGAACTGCGTGGCAAACGTGCTATCCGTAAGTATCGTGAGATGCGAGACAACGACAGTACTATTGGTGCTGTTATGTATGCGACAGAGCAAGTACTACGTGACGTAGACATTAAGGTTATGCCAGCCAATGATACACCTGCAGCTAAACGTGAAGCTGAATTTGTGGAAAGTATCTTTGATGACATGGATCATACCCTAGATGATCATATCTCTGAGGCTTTGTCGTCCCTGACATATGGTTTCTCTTGGTTTGAAGTTGTATATAAAAGACGTAATGGCCCAAACAATCGTTCTGATAAGTCACGGTCTAAGTTTACTGATGGGCGTATTGGTGTCCGTAAGATTGCATCTCGTGCGCCTTGGACTATTTCTAAGTTTGACGTAGACCAGAAGACAGGTGATGTCTTAGGTGTACATCAAGAAGGTGCAGGGTTTAACAATACTAGCTTCATTCCTACTCGTAAGTCTTTATATTATCGCACTACAGCTATTAACAACGATCCTTCTGGTCGTTCTATACTTCGTAATGCGTACACTTCTTACGAATACCTTAATAATCTACAGAGCATCGAAGCTATCGCAGTTGAACGTGAACTTGCAGGTATTCCTGTGGCTCGTATTCCTGCTGAGTACCTCAGTACTGATGCTACTTCCGCACAAGCTGGGTTTGTCGGAAACCTGCAGCAAATACTCAGAGATGTTAAGTTTAACGAGCAGGGATATATTATCCTGCCCTCAGACACCTACCCCGATAAAGACGGAAGTCCTACCTCCAATCGGCTCGTAGATGTTGAGCTTATGGCCTCTAATGGTAAACGTAATATTGAGATTGACCCTATTGTAAAGCGGTATCAGCATGACATTGCTCGTTCCGTACTTTCAGAGTTTCTTATGCTTGGTGGTGGCAACACTGGTTCGTATGCATTATCCAAGTCTAAGACAGACCTGTTCCTTCGTGCCTTAGAAAGTTACATCCAAGCTATCGTCGATGTCTTGAATAAACAGCTTGTCGAGAGACTTTGGGAGTTGAACGGTCTGAACTATGATCTAATGCCAACAGTAGTTGCTGGTGACGTTGCTCCACACGACTTACGTGAGATCGCAGCATTCCTACGCAACCTAAATGGTGCTAATATTGATGTGTCGTCCCATCCAGAGGTTATCCAAGACCTTATGGATATTGCTGAACTAAGATACGACCAAGAAGTAACAACTGAACAGGAAACAGAATAATGGCTAGTCTAGCAGACAGAGTGTTTGACAATGGCCTTTCGGTGCTAGACACAGAGGCCAACCGTATTGACATTACCTCACAAGAGGTGACAACATATGCAGAAGCAACAAGTACATATACTTTAGGTAATTCTACGTCACTTTCCATCGGCGCACCTGCTGATCGTACTGGTGGTGGTCGTGAAGTTACTGCTGCAGCTATCTCAGATGGTTCTGTCACTGGTACAGGCACTGCTACACATTATGCAATCGTTGATACGGCAAATTCTCGACTACTTGCTACAGGCTCTTTGAATGCTTCTCAATCGGTAACATCTGGTAACACATTTTCTCTAGGGTCATTTACTATCGGTATCCCTGATCCTGCATAGGTGACTTATGGTTAAGCTAGTCAACAGGGCAAAGATGTCCACTGCCACAACTGGCACAGGTACAGTAACTCTAGGTTCTGCTGAGAATGGATACCAAAGTTTTGCTGATGCTGGTGTTACTGATGGTGATGTTGTTTCTTATGTGATAGAAGATGGAGACAACTGGGAAATTGGCAGAGGTGTATATACATCTGTTGGTACGACACTTAGCAGAGGCCCATTAGAGTCTAGTAATAGTGGATCAGCTATATCTCTATCAGGGGATGCTAAAGTATTTATCTCAGGTACTGTGAATGAGATTTATCCTTACACTAACACGACTATAAACACAGACCAGACTTTAGATTCTAATGTTGAATACGAAACAGGTAGCGGAACTACTATAAATTCTGGCGTTACCCTAACTATCCCGACTGACTCACAACTTACAATAAACACGTACTCAGAAAAGCGTCCACTCTAAGGTAATACAATGGGATTGAAATTAAACACTACCTCTGGTTCTATTACATTAGTTGCAGAAGACGGATCAGGTAATGCTGATGTAACTATACCTCGTGCAGGTATTGGCAGTGTATCCAGTTTAAGTGACCTAAGTATTACTGCCACAGCGACAGAACTAAATTATGTCGATGGTGTAACGAGTGCGATACAAACGCAGTTAGACGGTAAAGTTGGATCGACGTACACAGGTGATGTAGATATTACAGGTGAGCTTGTCGTTGATAGTTACAATGAAACCTATGCGGCAGTTACCTCAACTTCTAATGCCACAACAGTAGATTGTGAAACAGGTAATGCATTTAGTCACACGCTGACAGAGAACACAACTTTTACTTTCTCTAATCCACCTGCATCAGGAACAGCTTATACCTTTAGCTTAGAGGTTATTCAAGATGCTTCAGCTAGTGGTTATACAGTCACATGGCCTACATCTGTCGATTGGCCCAGCGCAACTGCTCCTACGCTTACAGCTACCGCATCTGCTAAAGATGTATTTGTATTTTACACTCGTGATGGTGGTACTAACTGGTATGGGTTTACTTCAGGACAGGCTTTGGGATAAATAGGAGCAGATAAATGGTAGGCTTTTCCCCATTAGCCTCTAGTACGCTGGGAGATGATGGGGGCGTAATTAATTACGAGTTGGTCGCAAGTAATATTGCTGCTCAACCTACCTTAATTTCCTCTACAGCCCTTACACAAGACCACAACTTAGGTGTTGTAAGTTTTGTAACAGGTGCGCCTCTACTACAAACAACAAGTCTTACTCAAGATCATTCATTAACGAGTATAGCACTTTTATTTGGGACACCAATATTAGGTAGCCCAAGTGTAACACAAGAACATAGCTTACTGGTAACAAACCTAATTTCAGGTACACCAGAACTAGCTAATGTAAATGTTACACAAGACCACGGTCTTACAGCATCAGGATTTACTCTAGGTTCTCCTGCAGTGTCCGATGCACCGATGGCAGAAGATGAAACATTCTCTGCACCATCATTAGAGACTGGTAATGTTGTAGTCGAAGACACAAGTATCTCACAAGATCACAGTGTCACTGCAACAAACATAGTTTCTCTGACACCAGAGTTAATTAAATCCGCTTTAACTCAAGATCACAACCTACAACCTACAGAGTTTATCTCAGGTTCTCCACAAGTAGGCCAAACTGATCTAACAGAAAACTATAATTTACTTGCCACAGGTTTTGTTACAGATACACCACAAGTTGGTGACGTAACATTAACAGAACAAGAAAACTTTGCTGCAGACAACATAGTAACTGGCAACCCATTTACACAATCTGCAGAATTATCACAAGACCACAGCCTAAGTCCTGTTGGTATATTAACTCCTTTCCCCGACTTAGGTGAACCTGTTGATCCTAATGCAATCATTGTCCAAGAAACTAAGGAAATAGAACAGATGTTTGGTGGTTGGCCTAGAAGAGCATACGAAGTCCCTGATGGACGACTAGTTCAGGCTGAACGTGAGATTGAGGCTACATATGGAGATAGAGTTTCTATTGACCGTAAAGCTAAATCTCTTATCAAGTTTGGTCGTTCTGCAGAGTTAGGTACAACAGGTCTTGAAACTGTATGGACAGTAGGTGGAAATGAAGTTTACGTTAGTGATAATAGCATTTCTTTTATTTCCTCTTCTAGTGCATCTGATACACAACAGATTACTATAGAGGGTCACACAGTAGATGCTAACGGCGATTTTACTTTCGTAGTTCAAACTGTAACTCTCGAAGGTCAAAATACCGTAACTCTAGATACAGACTTAGCCAGAGTTTCCAGAGCTTACAACAGTGATAGCACAGAACTTGTTGGTCGTGTGGTCGTATATGAGAACACTACAGTAGTTGGTGGTGTACCATCCGATGCAACAAAGATACACATTGATATTCCTTTAGGGTTTCAGCAATCCTTTAAAGCTGCAACAACATTCAGCAACCAAGACTACTATCTTTGCACAGGTTTCTATGGGGCTGTTAGCGCAAAACAGTCTGGTGCAGTAGACTTTTATATAGAGATTAGGGATAAAGGTAAAGTATTCTTACCTAAAGGCTCTTTTACAGCGTCCTCTACAGGTGGAGCAGCAGATATTAGCCTAGACCCTGCCATTCTAATACCTAAGAACGCAGATATTCGTGTTAGATGTGAAACAGAAACAAACAACATTGTAACCTTTGGTATCTTCAAAGGTTATATTGCAAAGGTTCTTAACTAATGCCTAAAACAGCCCTCAAAAATAAGATGGAAGCCCACAACAAGAAGTCTAAGCATAAGGTGACTATGCGTATGCTAGAGGCTGTCTATGATCGTGGTGTTGGTGCATATCGTACAAACCCTGCAAGTGTCCGTCCTAACGTCAAGTCACCTGAACAGTGGGCTATGGCTCGTGTCAACAGTTTCCTGCGTATCGTAAGTGGCTCTAAGTCTGCTAATCACGATAAAGACCTACTACCTTCGTCGCACCCATCGTCGTCTAAGAAGAAGATGCTAAAGGCACAATATGCCAACGATGTCTTCACAACAGAGATGGAAGCACGTAGCCGTTCTATGGACATGGGATTTGGTGGTGCTATCCACGTACATGAATACGATGGTCAAGCGGTCTACATGCCAGCTATAAATCACGATGAGTATTTAGACTATTATGAAGACCTAGCAGATCGCAATGAAGAGCTTATGGGGGTAGACTACCCAGAAGAGCAAGAAGACGCCTCAGTGGATCGCTTAGAGGCTCTCAGGGTCATTGTGCAGGAAGTAATGAAAGAAGAATTTGCCAAGGCTGAATACCAAGGCGAAAAAGTAACTTTAAACAAGCCACGCAGATTGTCAGGTGGCAACAAAAAGTTTGAAGTGTTCGTTATGGATGGCGACAAAGTAAAACGAGTTACCTTTGGTGATCCTAACATGGAAATCCGCAGGGATAACCCAAAGGCTCGTGCAAACTTTAGATCACGCCATTCGTGTGATACTGCAACAGACAAAACCTCTGCTCGTTACTGGTCTTGTCGTATGTGGGAAGGAGGCACTAGCGTGTCTGAACTAACAAAATCAGTCGAGGGTCAAATCCTCAAAGCTGACGAAGAACAACGCATGGTCTATGGCTGGGCATCAGTAGTAACCGAAAAGGGTGAACCTGTAGTTGACCGCCAAGGTGATGTGATAGAACCTGAAACACTTGTTAAAGCTGTAAATGGCTTTATGGAACATGTGCGTGTAGGTAAAGAAATGCATAAAGGGGATCAGATTGGAGCAGTAATCCATTCTATGCCAGTCACTAAAGAGATTGGTGAGTCCCTTGGCATACAGAGTGACCGTGAAGGTTGGATCGTAGCGTTTAAAGTATATAACGATGACGTTTGGGCCAAGGTCAAGTCTGGTGAATTAGCGGCCTTCTCTATTGGGGGTCGTGCAATCAAGGAGGACTATAGTGCCTAATTTATTGAAACAGCTTGAACTGGATGAATTGTCCCTTGTGGATCGTCCTGCCAATGCACAGGCAATGGTCTCCTTGTTCAAGCGTGATGATTCCAATGGAGATAACATGGAACAAGAAGTAGACAAAATGTCAGATGACCTAAAAGCAAAACTAAAGCCATACATGGATAAAGGTATGTCGGAAGAAGATGCTATGAAGGCTTATGAAATGGACATGAAGAAATCTGAAGCAGAAGAGATTGACGAACTTGATATTGTCAAAGCTGAAAACGATGCTCTTAAAATTCAGAACGAAGACCTTCGTAAAGCTCTTATCGACAACGGCTTTGTAATCAAAGCTGACACAATCGAAAAGAAAGTTGAACCAGAATACATTGAGTATGAAGGTGAGCAAATCAACAAAGCTGATGTACCTGCTGTAATTCTAAAAGCCTTAGAAGAAGCAGAGTTTGCAAAAGCTGATGCTGAACTAACAAAACGTGCAACTGAAGCACTACCACACTTTGCAACAGACGTTGCTAAATCTCTTGTAGCAGAGTTTGGTGAAGTAGAATCTGTCATGGAATCACTGAAAGCTGCAGACGCAACTTTTGCTGAGACTATGGAAGAAGTTGGTAAATCAGACGCAGATGGCGAGTTTGCTACTGCTACTGATAAACTAGAGACCCTTGTTAAGTCTTACATGGACGACAACAAAATGAAGAAGAGTGACTACGCAAAAGCATACGCTGCCGTAGCTAAAACCGACGAAGGTAAAGCTCTTATTAACAAAAGCTATAAAGGGGAATAATTATGGCTGTAATGCAATCCCGTGACACACGGACATTCATTGCTGGCGAAGACCTATCGTCGGCGCAATTCAAATTCGTAACACTAGAGTCAGATGGTCAAGTAGACCTAGCTGACGCTGCAGGTGAGAACTGCATCGGTGTTTTGATTAACGACCCAGCGGCTGCAGAAGCAGCGACTGTTGTTATGTCTGGTAAAGTAATGGTAACTGCTGGCGGTACAATCGCTGCAGGTGCTGCTGTTGCCACAGACGCTTCAGGTGACGCTGTAACCGCCGCTTCCACTAATATTATTATGGGTTACGCAACTGAGGCAGGTGTTGATGGTCAAATCATCGCTATCGAACTCATCCAAGGCGGCAACGCTGCGGCGTAATCAGCAATAGGAAGGATATAGAAAATGCCATTGCTAACACCAAATTCGGTACATATTGATCAGCCGTTGACAAACCTGACCATTGCTTATGTACAAGACCAAACAAACTTTATCGCTGATAAGGTTTTCCCAACAGTAGGCGTAGACAAACAGTCTGACAAATACTACATCTATGACCGTGACAACATGAACCGTT